TACAAACTACTGCATGGTGAAGAGAACGTCGTCTGCGCCGATGCCGGCTACACCGGCGTCGAAAAGCGCCCCGAACATGCTGGCCGCGAAGTGATCTGGCAGGTCGCAGCACGCCGCAGCACCTACAAGAAGCTCGATAAACGCAGCGCCCTGTACAAAGCCAAGCGCAAGATCGAGAAGGCCAAGGCACAAGTGCGAGCGAAGGTCGAGCACCCGTTTCGAGTGATCAAGCGCCAGTTCGGTTACGTGAAGGTGCGCTTCCGTGGCCTGGCCAAGAACACCGCTCAGCTGGTGACGCTGTTCGCGCTGTCAAACCTATGGATGGCGCGCCGACATTTGCTGACTACCGCAGGAGAGGTACGCCTGTAATGCGGAAAATGGCTGCTGCGAGGTGCTCGCGGCGGCCAAAAACGGAGAACTGAGCGGGTTACCTGGTCGATTTTGATCGACGGCCCGCTTTCAAAAGCAGCGAGGGCTGAAGTCGACCGGAAATACAGGGTTACTTCAGACCTTCCTTAGTTCATCGGATACCGGCGAAGGTTACGCAACACCTCAGGCTGCGTGTGATGCCATTTGGTCCGGCTCGGTAGGAAATTATTACTCAGGCCAGGGCTATAACAAATCGGGTTATGTGCTGACTGGCCAGACGCAGGCGGCCTGTCAAATGGTCTATGGGGGCACGACCACCAAGTCAACATACGCAAACATCTATCGGTTCGGAACGCAGTGCCCTGCGGGCTCTGAATACAACTCCGCCACCGGCGAATGCGTAGAACCCGAACCCGATCAGTGCGCCACCGAAACCGGAGAGTTCGTCCACGAGTACAACGCCGGCTCGCTGGACCCGTCCGTGCCGCCTTCGCTCCCGCCATCCTCGATCTGTGAAAGCGGCTGCCTCTACAACCGCACAGCCACAGTCAAAGGCTGCAACCGCTTTCTGGAAGACACCACCGGCAAGGACCTGAACTCCGTTTACTGCCAGGTTGTTTACCAGGGCGCCGGCTCGCAATGCACCACCAACAATCCGCCTCCCGGCAGCGTCTTCGACCAGCCACCGTCCAAGCCTCCGGCCGACAGCACACCGCATTTCACCAGTGAAAATCTGTGCGGTGAATGGGTCACCAACGCCGACGGCTCGCAATCGCGCAACTGCACCAGTAGCGAACAGCTGAAAGAACCCGGCCAGCTCAACTGCGACAACGCTGGCGATTACCTGCACTGCACCACCGGCAAGCCCGCGCCGCGATTCGAAGACACCACCAAGACCGAGGAAACCACCAAGACCACCAACCCGGATGGCTCCAGCAAGACGGATACCACCACCACAACCGACAAGACCGTCTGCGTCGGGGCCAAGCCCTGCACATCCACCACCGCCGAAGAAACCTCGACGTCCGAGACGGATGCAGAGGGCAAGCCCGGCGACGAAACCAAGTCCTGTACCGGCTCCGGTTGCACGCCCGATGACGGCGAGGGCGAGGATGAAGGTGAAGAAGGCCCGGAGCGTTTGGCATCGGCCGGTTCCTGCGATGCGTCGTTCTCCTGTAGCGGCGACCCTATTGATTGCGAGGTGCTGCGGCAGCAGAAGGAGCAGCTGTGTCTCGCTGAGGAAATGACCGATTTCCCCAAACAGCAATCCGCCATCGAGGCCGCTGTTACCGGCGACCGGTTCCAGCTGGATGAAGGTAACGGCGTCATCGACGTGCCGTCCTTCATCAACCAGGGCACCCGCTTTCTCCCGTCCGCCTGTCCTGCCGCCGAGAGCTTCAGCCTGACCACGGCGGGCGGTCGCACTTTCCAGCTCAGCTACGAACCGCTTTGCCGCGCCGCCAGTGACCTGAGCGGCCTGTTTGTGGCTGTGGCCACCGTTCTTGCCGCCCTGTATGTGGGCCGCGCTATTCATCGTCCAGATGCTCGTGATCATCGTCGGGCCGCTGGTGAAGATGGTGCTGAAGATGATCGGTTTCGGCTTTGTCTCCTACATGGGCTTCAACCTCATCATTGGCCAGGCGCAGGACTACCTGTTCGGGTTGATGGACGATGTCGGGCCGGTGATCCAGGGGATTCTCGGGCTGGCCAAGTTCGATGTGGTGGTGAACCTGTATTTCGCCGCGATCTCCACGCGCTTCGTCCTCGCCGGCATCGACAAGGCGACCGACCGCAAGCGCAATCAGGTCTGGCACAAGCCGGGCGGCACCTCCATCGACGCATAAGGAGGCGCCGTCATGCTCGTTATCCGCACCGGCAAGCCCGGCCATGGCAAGACCCTGAACACCATCCGCGAAGTCGACCAGAAGGCCCATGCCGAAGGCCGGGTCGTCTACTACCACAACATCAACGGCCTCAAGCCCGATCAACTGCAAGCGCAGTGGTTCGAGTTCGAAGATCCGGAGAAGTGGTTCGAGCTGCCGAACGATTCGATCATCGTCGTCGACGAAGCGCAGGGCTGGTTTGGCTCACGCGATCCACGGGCGCGGCCACCGGAGCACATCACCCGCTTCGAGACCATGCGCCACCAGGGCCACGAAGTGCACCTCGTCACCCAGGACCCGCGCTATCTGGATGTGCACCTGCGCCGGCTGTGCAACACGCACATTCACTACTGGCGCGTCTTCAAGTCCGCCCAGCTGCTGCGCTTCGAGTCGGAAGTGGTGGTGGAAAAGGTCGAGCTGAAGACCAGCTTCAAGGACGCCGACAAGAAGTCGCTGCGCCTGGATAAGCGCTACTTCGGCGCCTACACCAGCACCAACGCCAAGCACCACTTCCAGGCGAAGGTGCCGACCAAGTTCATCCTGGCCATCTGCGTGCTGATCGGTGCCGGCATCCTCGTCTACCGCGCCTATGATCGCTACAACGCGGAACAAACCGCGCTCGAAGCGACCAGCAGCGCGCCGGCCGGGAGCATGGTCGATCAGGTGCGCGATACGGTCGGCGCCTTCATCAAGCCGGTGGGCGATACGAAGACCGATGCGCCTGAGAGTGTCGCCAGCTACATCGGGCGGCGTGTGCCTCGGGTGCCACAGGTCCCATCGTCGGCGCCGATCTATGACGAGCTGACGCGGCCCGTGTCGTTTCCCCGGCTCTACTGCATGTCTAGCACCGACCCCGCTACCTATGCCCGCGAGTTCGGGCGTATGGCGCATGCCGTAGTCAACGGCACTCCTACCGTCTGCCAGTGCTACACGCAGCAGAGCACGCGGGTCGAAACCGACTTCGCCTTCTGCATGCGCGTGGTTGAGAACGGGGTCTTCGATCCGACCCTGCCTGATCGATCCACCGGCGAGCGAACTCAGCAAGTCCAGAACAACCCGCCTCCTTCGATGCAGGCGGCACGTCCGGTCGCAATGCAGCCTCCCGGAGGCACGAACATGACTGTCGTGCCGTATCAGAAGGGGCAATTCCTGTGGTGATGACCGTCAGCGCGCGTGCGCTCCGCGCTCTTTGCACGCGCGGCGAGGCACGAGCCGGCGTGCAAACGCGCGCGCTGACGTCCCTGTAACACGTCAGATAAACCCAACTGGACAGTGTCAATTCGTTGCAATTTGGAGCAGAAGAAGATGAGCGTTAAAGACCAGATTCGTGTTGATCAGAACTTCCAGGAAACCCCAACCGGGCGACTGTTCTTCGATAGCCATTCGGCCAAACTGACTGACCTGTCGGGCGTTCGGTTGCTGCGTTGCGGCGTCGATACGGTCCGCCAGCTGTACCGAGGGCTGATCCGCCCGGAAATCATGGCGCTGTTCGAGAAGCCGGGCGTCATGGTCGAGTTCGCCGGGGAGTTCTGGCACGCCGGACGGGTAGGGCGGGACTCGGGCTACCAGTACAAGCTGCAGAACGCTGACCTTGGGTTCATCCTGCTGATCAAAAACTTCAACGCCAAGCTCGAAAACATCGGTCCACACCTGAAGATCGAAGTGTCACCGCATGCCATCGACGCGCTGTCGCCTGAGCGCTTGCAAGAGCGGATGGACTACTACGCCGCAGCCGTGATGACGCACCGCGAACGCAACCAGTGCGCTGTCCATCTGGCGTTGGATCTCCAGGGCTGGAAGCCTCCGGTGGATCTGGTGGCACGCCTGCACTGTCGCGCGCGGACGCACCGGGATATCTCGGGTATCAACGAGATCAACTGGGCGACCAAGTCCAGCGTCTACGGTCGTGGCGAAACGTCCATGTTCGGCTCTGCTGGTGGCGTCCAGCTCTGTATCTACAACAAAACCGAACAGGCCCGCGCCACCGATAAGCTCGACTTCTGGGAAAGCGTCTGGCGTCGCCGGGATTCGTTCGATGCGGCCGATCCTGATAACTACGATCCAGAGGCGGACGTGTGGCGGGTCGAACTGCGCTATCACCATTCGGTCATCCAGCAGTTCGCCAGCGGGTCGATCAGTGCGAAGACCGGCGAGGCCATTGAAACGGATTCGTTTGCGGCGTTCTCCGCCCACTTGGACGGCCTGTGGCGCTACGGGTTGTGCCAGTTCAAGTTGCTGCACCGCCCAGGGCAATACGAACCGATCTGGACGCTGATGCGTGATGACGTGCGGGTCGACGTGGCGGTCGATTCCCTGGTTGACGAAACGGAATATAAGCGCTACTACAAGACCAGCCGGGGATTTAGCGGCAAGAACGTCGAACTCTTCCTGGGAAACTTCGTAAGCCTGCTGGCACGGGAGCGAGTGGGCGCTAGAACCGCATTTGATCGACTGAAGGAATGGGAATGCTGGCCGGTCATTCGTGAGCACTACGCCGCCAAGGACATGAGCGAGCGTGATCTGTACAAGCACATCAAAACGTTGCTTCAAGAGCGTCACGTTCGATGGGGCAGAGCGGTCTGATGGCGATCCAGCAGCTCTCTGACGGTCGCTGGCGGGTCGACGTTGAGCCGGTCAAAGGCAAGCGGTTTCGCAAGACGCTGAAGACCAAGGCCGAGGCGATGCGCTTCGAGGCGACTTGTCGGGCCAAGTGCAGCGAATCGAACGATTGGGCACCACGGCCAAAGGACAAGCGCAGGCTGTCAGAGCTGGTCGAGCTGTGGTTCGATCTCCACGGCGTCTCGCTCTCCGATGGCGTTCGACGTGTGGCGATCCTGCGGGCGTGTGCCAAGGCGATGGGCGACCCGATAGCTCGCTTGGTCGATGGCGCGAAGATCGCCGCTACGCGTGCGCGCTGGATGGCAGCAGGGGTAACCGGCAAGACGGCGAACAATCGCCTCGGCTACCTGAAAGCCGTTTACAACGAGCTGCATAAACTCGACGTGATCGACTATCCCTGTCCGTTCACTCGTATTCGCCCGGTTCGGCTGCAAGAGCGCCCCTTGGCCTATCTGACCAAGCCGCAGATATCCGAGCTGCTCGATGCACTCCAGGCGCGGACCACGTCTCCACATCCGGCGATGGTGGCGAGGATCTGTCTGGCGACCGGGGCGAGGTGGGGGGAGGCTCAGGCGCTGCGACCGGAGCGGATTAGAGGCAACGCCCTGGTGTTTGCCAATACCAAGTCGAAGCGGGTGCGGATGGTCCCGGTAACGCCGGAGCTGGTCGCGGCGATCAAGAAGCACTGGCAAACCTACGGGCCGTTCACCAACTGCATTGGCGTGTTTCGGCTGGTCCTGCTCTCGACCTCGATCAAGCCGCCACGCGGGCAAGCAAGCCACATCCTGCGGCACACGTTCGCAGCTCACTTCATCATGGGGGGCGGCCATATCGTGACGCTGAAAGAGATCCTGGGCCATGCCTCGCTGAATATGACGATGAGGTATGCGCACCTTGCGCCAGAGCATTTGCATGATGCGATCAGGTTGGGGCCGTTGGCCGGCATCACGTTACCGCTAGCCAGCCAGTAATCGAATCAATTGAAGGAGGTGCGCCACTGGCGTACTATTCGCTT